AAGCATCAAATGCAATTGCACCATTGCAGGATGCTGATGAACTCGATATTGCCACTGAAGATGAAAGGGCTGTGCTCTCGCTCTGGAAGCGTTACCGCGTAATGTTAAACAGACTGGATCTCAGCAAAGCGCCAGATATTCAATGGCCAGAACGCCCGGCCTGACCCCAAGCCCTCCTCCCGGAGGGCTTTTCGTTTGTTGTGTAATCCTTTCCCCAACCCCAATACGTCGCATCCATCGCGCGCTCCACAGAAAATACCCTCACCACTAAACCACGGAGTTAAACGGATGGGCGACTATCACCACGGCGTGGAAGTCATCGAAATCAACGATGGCACACGCACCATTTCCACCGTCTCGACGGCAATCATCGGTATGGTCTGTACGGCCAGCGATGCTGACGAACAGACATTCCCTCTTAACGAGCCTGTGCTCATTACCAATGTACAATCCGCGATTGCGAAAGCCGGGAAAACAGGCACGCTGTCCGCTTCCCTTCAGGCGATTGCCGATCAGTGTAAACCGGTTGTCGTTGTTGTTCGCGTGGCCGAAGGTGTCGATAACCCGGACGACCCGGAAGCCGCACAGAAAGAAACCATTTCTAACATTATCGGTACCACCGACGAAAACGGCAAATACACCGGCCTGAAGGCACTTCTCACCGCGAAAACGGTGACCGGCGTTAAACCACGCATTCTCGGCGTACCGGGGCTGGATTCGCAGGAAGTGGCGACCGCGCTGGCAGCGACGTGCCAGAGCCTGCGTGCGTTTGGCTATGTCAGCGCATGGGGCTGTAAAACCATTCCTGAGGCGATCAACTATCGCAAAAACTTCAGCCAGCGTGAGCTGATGGTTATTCACCCGGATTTCCTGGCGTGGGATACCACGACGAACGCCACCAAAACGGCCTGGGCGACCGCACGCGCACTTGGTCTGCGCGCCAAGATTGATCAGACTACCGGCTGGCATAAAACCCTGTCCAACGTCGGTGTTAACGGCGTCACCGGGGTGAGCGCTTCTGTCTCCTGGGACCTGCAGGAACAGGCCACCGATGCCAACCTGCTTAACCAGGTGGGCGTGACTACGCTGATTCGCAATGACGGTTTCAAATTCTGGGGCAACCGTACCTGCTCTGACGATCCGTTATTCCTGTTTGAAAACTACACCCGTACCGCGCAGGTACTGGCCGACACCATGGCGGAAGCGCACGCATGGGCGATGGATAAACCCATTACCCCAACGCTTATTCGCGACATCATTTCCGGTATCAATGCCAAATTCCGTGAGTTGAAAACCAACGGCTACATCGTTGACGGCTCCTGCTGGTATGACCCGGAATCGAATGACGTGTCGACCCTCAAAGCGGGGAAACTGTATATCGATTACGACTACACCCCTGTTCCGCCGCTGGAGAATCTGACCCTGCGCCAGCGCATCACCGATACCTATCTGGCAGACCTGTCAGATTCGGTTAACAGCTAAGGAGCTGCAGCATGGCGTTACCACGCAAACTTAAATATCTGAATATGTTCAACGATGGCCTGAGCTATATGGGCGTTGTTGAGTCTGTCACCTTACCGAAGCTCACCCGCAAGCTGGAGAAGTATCGCGGCGGCGGTATGCCGGGTTCGGTCTCTGTCGACCTCGGCCTGGACGATGATGCCCTGGCGCTGGAGTGGACCATTGGTGGTCTGCCGGACGTTGCACTGTGGGCGCAGTATGCCTCGCCAGGCGCGGACAGCGTGCCGCTGCGTTTTACCGGTTCCTTCCAGCGTGACGATACCGGCGAAATCTCTGCGGTGGAGATCGTGATGCGTGGCCGTCACAAAGAGTTTGACGGCGGCGAGAACAAGCAGGGCGAAAGCGGCACGACCAAGATGTCCACCGAGTGCGCTTACTACCAGCTCACTATCGATGGCAAAGAGGTTATCGAGATTGACATCATCAACATGGTGCTGAAAGTCGACGGCGTCGATCGTCTGGCGGAACACCGTAAGGCCATCGGCCTGTAACCCTTAACCGGCCGCAGTTGCTGGCCGGTTACTTACCCTTTTTGAGAGTAACGAAATGGAAAATATCAACGAGACTGTTATCAACGAAAGCGAAAACCCACACACCGTCACGCTTGATAGCCCCGTTCTGCGCGGCGAGCAAAAAATCGAAAAAGTGACCGTCGCAAAACCCAATGCGGGCACCCTGCGTGGCGTATCGCTGGCGTCGCTGGCGCAATCTGACGTGGATGCCCTGATTAAAGTGCTGCCGCGAATGACCACTCCGGCGTTGACCGAACATGAGATTGCACGTCTGGATGCCTCCGACCTGCTCTCTTTTGCCGGTAAGGTGGTCGGTTTTTTGTCACCGACTTCGGCTCGCTGAAATTTCCTGAAAACCTGTCGGTCGACGATCTGATGGCGGATATCGCGGTGATTTTTCACTGGCCGCTGTCAGAGCTGTACCCCCTGAGCGTGACCGAACTCCTCATATGGCGCGAAAAGGCGCTGCAGCGAAGCGGAAACCACCATGAGTAATAATGTCAGACTTCAGGCGCTGCTGGATGCAGTCGCCAGGGCAAGCCGACCGCTTAAAGCTATTCAGAATGCCAGTCTCTCTCTTGAGGGAGAGATCGGTGAATCGCAGGCGGCGCTGCGCGCGCTCGATGAGCAGGCGGCCCGCGTCGATGGATTCAGAAAAACAAGCAGTCAGCTCACCATGACGGGGCAGGCGCTTGCCCTGGCGAGACAACAGACGGCGGCGCTGGCGCGTGAACTGAAAAACACGCAAAACCCCACCCGGGAGCAGAACGATGCGCTGACGGCAGCCCGCCAGTCTGCCGCCGCCCTGAAGCTTGAGTACAACACTCTGCGCCAGTCTGTCCAGCGCCAGCGCGGCGAACTTGCGCAGGCGGGGATTAACACACGGACCCTGGCAGCAGACGAACGTCGTTTAAGAAAGAGCATCGGCGAAAAAACGCAGCAGCTCAACGGACAACGAGAGGCACTCGCCCGGGTTAATCAGCAGCAGGAGCGGCTCAATGCCGTTCAGCGTCGCTACGAATCCGGCAAACGTGTTGCCACGCGCGTGCATCAGATCGCTGGCGCAGGCGTGAGCATGGCGAAGGCGGGCGTTGACCAGATGTCCCGGTTTATGGCGCCGGGTATCAGTGCTGAAAAGCAGATGTCTGCTATTCAGGCCAGTCTTGGTCTGGAGAAGGGGGATGCCAGGCTTGAGGCTATTCGCCAGCAGGCGCGGGACGTCAGTGCCGGTACGGGAACCTCAACGGAGGCGGTCACCCGGGCGCAGACCGAGCTGGGTCGTTCAGGATATGACGCCGATGGTGTGCTTGCAGCCACGCTTCCTGCGGTCAATCTCAGCCTTGCGGGAAATGTCGATACCGCAAACGCCGCCGACATCATCAGCAATGCGCAGACCGCATTCAACCTGGCCAATACCGATGCTGGGCGTGTCGCAGACGTGCTGACCCGCGGATTTACCTCCTCTCACACCAGCCTTACTGAGCTGGGTGCTGCCGTGGCCTCTGTCGCGCCAATTGCCAGCGGCGCTGGCGTGAGCCTTGAAGAGACGACCGCGCTGCTTGGCATTCTGATGGAAAAGGGGATGAAAGGGAGCACGGCTGGCGCCGGGGTCGGCGCTGTGCTGAGCCATCTGCAGATGCAGAACGGTCAAGGTTCTGCCGCGCTGGGTGAACTGAACGTACAGACCCATGATGGACAAGGCAATCTGCTGCCTGCGGAGCAAATCCTCACAGCCCTCTCCGCATCCTTTGAAAAGAGCCAACTCGGTACCGCGCAGCAGATGGCGTACCTGAAGACCATTTTCGGTCAGGAAAACGCGCAAGGCGCTGCGGTACTGGTCTCCGCCGCGGGTAATGGAACGCTGTCTGAGAAACGTCAGCAGCTCCAGGGGGCAAAGGGCAGTACCGCGCGGGTAGCTGCCGTTCAGTCCGATAACCTTGCCGGTGATATAGGCAAGCTTCAGGCGGTGTGGAACGGCCTGAAGATGGATGTATTTGATAAGGCGGATGGCGCCCTGCGTACCCTGACCACCACCGCGACCGGGTGGATCAGTACGCTCTCTCTGTGGGTGAATGCCAACCCCGCACTGACGCAAGGCCTGGTCGGGGTTATCGTCGGCGCGCAGGCGTTTGCCGGCATAGTGGGCGGGCTGGGCACGGTCGTTGCGCCGATGGTGACCGGCCTGAACCTGGTCATTACCGCCGCCGGGATGTTAGGCACCGCCTTCAGCGTGGTCGGCGGTAGCATCATGGCGATCCTGGGTGCACTCAGCTGGCCCATCATTGCCATTGGTGCGGCGATTGCGGCGGGTGCATTACTGATTTTTAAATACTGGGAACCTGTCAGCGCCTTCTTTACCGGGGTGATGGAAGGGCTTTCTGTGGCCTTTGCTCCACTGGGCGAGCTGTTTTCTCCACTTCTGCAGGCGTTTGGTTTCATCTCAGAGAAGCTGGGCGGGATCTGGCAGTGGTTTACTGGCCTGATTACGCCAATCAAAGCGACTCAGGAAACGCTCGACAGTTGCAAAAACGCGGGGGTGATGTTCGGTCAGATGCTCGGGGAGGCGTTGATGGCACCGCTTAATCTGTTCAACACTCTGAGCAGCAAGGCGACCTGGCTACTGGATAAACTCGGTCTTATCAAAACAGAGTCGGATAACATCGAGCCCGCTGCGGCTAACGCAGGGGCGGCTTCCTCTGCGCCGGGCAGTGCGTATATTCCGCCGACATCGACCTATGGTGGCTATCTGAAGTATCAGCCAGCGCTGGCCACTGGCGGACGCTCTTATGTCGATCAGAGCAGGAGCGAATATCACTTCACGCTGCAGGGTGACATGACCTCCGGAGCGGACCTCAGCCGGCAAATTCAGGATGCCCTGGACAGCAGAGAGAATCAGAGAGCGGCGAACCAGCGATCGCGCTTTATGTATGAGTAAGGAGAGAGAAAATGTTAATGGTGCTGGGGCTGTTTGTCTTTGAGCGACGAACCTTGCCGTATCAGTCAATGCAGTTTTCAAAGGATTACCGCTGGGCCTCTAACGATCGCATCGGGAAGCCCAAAGCCTGGCAGTATCTTGGTGAGGGCGATACATCCCATACGCTCTCCGGAACGCTTTATCCTGAAATTACCGGAGGGCGATTGTCCCTCAAAGCCATCGAACTGATGGCAAATGAGGGGCGGGCCTGGCCGCTGATTGACGGGACGGGCATTATCCATGGCATGTTTGTGATTGATAAGGTCACGCACACCCATACGGATTTTTACAGCGATGGTACGGCGCGCAAAATTGATTTTACGCTTTCGCTGAAGCGCGTTGATGAATCGCTGATGGCGATGTTTGGCGACCTGAGAACACAGGCTGAAGAGCTGGTGACCAGCGCGCGTACCGAAATCGGAGGGCTGCTGGGATGATCACGGAAATGAATATCCGGGCGGGGGGGAAAATCGCCCCCGATTTTATGCTCAAACTTAATGGCCGTGATATTACGCAAAATTTTAGCCATCGCCTTATCCGCTTGACCATGACTGACAACCGAGGCCTGGAAGCCGATCAGGTGGACATTGAGCTGGATGATTCCGACGGTCTGTTAGACCTGCCGGCTCGCGGCGCGTTTATTACTCTATGGCTGGGCTGGCAGGGTACCCCTCTGGAGCCGAAGGGGAATTTCACGGTCGATGATATTGAATTTCGGGGGGCGCCGGACCGGTTAACCATTCGTGGGCGCAGCGCTGATTTTCGTGGCAAGCTCAACGTTCGCCGCGAGCAGTCGTGGCATGACACCACCCTCGGCGCAATTGTTGATACCATCGCGCAGCGCAACCAGCTTAGCGCCAGCGTGGCGGCGGAATTTTCATCCATAGCCATTGCGCATATCGACCAGACTCAGGAGTCGGATGCTGCGTTTCTCTCCCGCCTGGCTAAACGCAATGGCGCGTTTGTGGCCGTTAAGGAAGGGAAGGTGCTTTTCATGAAAGCGGGCGGCGCCGTGACGGCCAGCGGCAAACCGGTTCCGTTGAAGGTGATTGAACGCGCCGATGGCGATAAACACAGCTTTTCCATCGCCGATCGCGAAGCGTATTCCGGCGTGACGGCCAAATGGCTGCAAACGAGCGATCCTAAACAACAACACCCCAAGGTCAGCATCAATCGTCTGCCTCAGGCGGCAGCGACAGGTGCGTTACCTCATCCGGATGCCGCAGCCGTATCCGGCAGCACGAAGCAAACGCCGCAGGAGACATTGGTTGGTGCCGCCGATAACGTCTTTGAGTTGACCACTATTTTTGCCTCCGAAGCGCAGGCACTCAGAGCGGCTGAAGCCAAATGGCGCGCTTTACAGCGCGGGGTGGTGAAATTTTCAATCCAGCTGGCGCTGGGGAAAGCTGACCTTTTTCCCGAAACCCCCCTTCAGGTAAAAGGCTTTAAGCGGGCGATTGACGAGCAAGCGTGGATCGTCAGCCGGGTCGTACACACCCTTGACGGAAGAGGCTTTACGACGGAGGTGAATCTTGAACCTGACATTGCCGACGAAAAATTTTCCATCGAAAGCGAGTAGTATGCTTTTAATTTTACGCCTTTGGGGTATTATTAATTCACAAAAAGTGAATTAAACGGAGGCGGTATGTTTCATTGTCCTAAATGTAAGCACTCGGCACATGCGCGAACCAGTCGCTATTTGAGTGAAAATACCAAAGAGCGTTATCACCAGTGTACCAACGTTGATTGCAGCTGTACGTTTGTCACCATGGAGTCTGTTGAGCGCCTGATTGCAGCCCCTGGCATGCCAGAGCGTGCCCGGGCGCCCTCGGTGAACCGCAGTTAGCGATAGCCGCATCAGTCAAAAAAACCGCCTCGTGCGGTTTTTTTTTATCCCTGTAACAACTCAGCGATACCGCCATTTCATCGCCACTGCAAATTGAGCCAACAAAAAAGCCACTCATGTGAGTGGCTTAATTATATGATACTAAAGCTAAAATTTGGTGGCCCCTGCTGGACTTGAACCAGCGACCAAGCGATTATGAGTCGCCTGCTCTAACCACTGAGCTAAGGGGCCGTGGCGG